CTAGTTCATCCTGCTCGGCGTTCCATTCGTCGAAGGTCGGGAATAGGGCAGAGAGTCTTTGATCCAGAGCATTGTTTTGTTGAACTAGATTCTCGTACTCCGAGTTTGCGGGCGAGGCTTGCGAAATGCCGTCATTTTCCGGCAGGCCCAGCCTAGCGTTCAATCCTCGAAGCTCTCTGGCAAGGGCATCGTACTCCGCGCCGATGGGCTGGGCTTGCGGGATGCCGTCATCTTCCGGCAAATCCAGCCTGACGTTCAATCCTCGAAGCTCTCCAGCGAGAACGTCGTACTCCTCTTGCAGCGTGGGCATTGCCTTGCTTATTGACCCGAAAGGCCGTCTGGTTGGGCATACTCAAAATTTCGGCCTCGATTAGTTCGAGCCTCTTCCAAAGCGGTTTTCCTTTCTATTTCTCGACGCATGGCCTCGATGTCTTCCGGAGTCACGCCCCCCGCTGGAGGTTGGCCTGACGCTGGACTGGGAGAATCGCCCAGACTCCCCCAAAATGCCGCTTCCGCTCCCAAACCCCTATGGCCTTTTAAAGTCCCATACCTCTGGAAGTAGGCTTTTTGACTTAGTTTCGCATTCATCGCATCTTCGATGGATTTGAATAATCTCTGGACTCGCTCAATGTTTTCTTTCTCATCCAGCCGTGGATTGTACGCTCGGCTAATTAAACGCTCCCCTTCCCTTTCCGTAAACTGAGCGCCAAGGACGAGGCGAAGATTGCGCTGGACGACTTCTTCAATGGCTTCTCGGGTTTGAGCAGTTTCCGGAAGCACTCGATCCCCAATTACATTCGGTATTAAGCTGATAAGTGGACCTGAAATCGTGTCTGAGTTCTCTAAGGAAGTTATTGCCCCGCGAAGCTGCCCCATGCCCTTTCGCACGTCCGCCTCGTTAAATTCATTTAGGCTTTTAGCAAAGGCTTGGTCGAGGCTTTGTTCCCCCGGAGTCAAGCTCATGCCAGCCTTTTGCCGTTCTAAATCGAACTTTTGCTGCGCAATAGCCTCGGCCTTGGCCCGATTCATCGCTTCCATTTTGCTTCTCGGATCGAGGTTCGGATCGCTGGCGATTCGCCGGAATCTTTCGGATGGACCTAACTCCATTGGGGCGGGTTGAGGCGTCTCGACGTTGATGCGATATTGCGGGAGGATATTCTTTTCAGCGTCAATCGGAGGCTGAACGATTGGGTCGGGCCTCGAAGTCATAAAGCGGGCGAGAATGTCTGCCCGCTGCCTTTCTTTCTTCTCCCTTTCCCTGTCCTCCCAAGCGGATATCGCCTGCTGATGAAAATGCTCCGCTCTCTCGCCGGCCAACATCATAGCCTGCTGGGCCTGCTGCATCTGTAACTCGCGAAGTCTAGCCTGCTCCTCTCGCGTCTTGTCCGCCCTTTCCAGCTCCATCCGCTTTACGAAGCCCTGAAGCTCGCCATAGCTACTGCTCTCTACCTGCGCGGCGGAGGCTCCGTAGCCCTTGGCCAACTGCTTCAGGCTTTTGATCTGCTCCATTCTTGCCTTCTCGACCTTGTTGCGGTCGAAAAACTGCTGAAGAGCCTGCTGATCGCCCTGTCGCTGGGCGATGGCTCCGGGTACTGCGGACGTGAATCTGATTGGCGCTTGCATTATTTCTTAAATTGTTGGGCGGCTTGACCGAGTGCAGTTAAAGTTTGGATCGTCGTCGGTTGTTTTTGGTAGGCCGCCAGATTAGTATCGTACTCCATTGCCGGGAAACTGCCGAAGAATGCTCCGGTCGGGTCCATTGGCTCGATGTTGCCTATGCCCATTTTGCCGACGTTCGATAGGCTGAGAGGGTCGGCGCTCCCAGATGCCGCTATGCTGGCGTAGCTGGGAGCGTAGGACATACGAAGGGCATCGTCTCGGGCGATGCGTTCGGAGGCTGCGTCCCGCCGGCCTCGAATGGCAGATTCCGCCCCGAGGGCAGCTTGGGCCATGTCTATAGAGTTGCCTACTGCCCCCGGATGCATACTCGAGAACAGGTCGGCTCGCAAATCGTCGTACCATCCCTGCGAGTAATCTCCAGCCAGCTCCTGCTCCATATACTGCCGATTCTGCATGGAAAGCGGATCGGAGGTAAGGCCCGAGGCATAGCTCTGGGCGGCCTGCATCTCGGGCGACTGGAACTGCGATGCATCGTACTCGTTGTAAAAATTTGCCGCCTCGTCGATTCGCCTGCCTCGCTCCTTTGCCTCCACGTTCAGAGGGTCGAGCATGTCGGCGAGCTTTCGAGCGGTCGAGCTGGTAGGGTCCGCCATTACGGACTGTACCCATGTGTTGAAATCCGGGCGGCCTGCGGCATCCCATTCGGCGGCTAAATCGGCGTCCTGTAGAGCGTCCGTACCGAATCCGGGGCCGTAATTAGCGAGCTGCTGGTTTATGCCGAACTCTCGGTCGGCGGTAACGCTGGAAAGCTCTCGGGCCGTATCGCCGGCGGATGGCGGGGTTGGAACGTCCGGCTGGCCTTTTAGGAGGCTTCCTACCGTAGTTCCTAGTAAGGCTACTCCAACGGCGGTTTGAGTGGCGTCCCCTAGCTTGCCCCAGTCAACCTTCGTCTTTTCCTCGTCCCCTGTTATCTCATCTTCCAGAGCAACATTTCTTTTTTCCAGAATCTTTACTTTTTTTTCCGCTTTTACAATTTGCTCGGGAGTAGACTCGTCTGCCGTCGATATATCCTCTTGGACAGTTATCTCGGCTTTATTCGCTATAATTTGGGCGCGTTTATCATCTATACTTTGGTTTGCAGCCGTAAACGAAGCCACGGCCTCTTCCTCCTCCTTGGCGGATGCGGCGGCGGCGTCTTCCGCCTCCTTCGCATCCATCGCGGCCAATCTTTTCTCAATTTCCGACAAGCCTGCGTCAAGATTGCCAGTCGAGGCGGACGATCCGCCCTTATCCCCTAGATCAAAACCCGATAAATTTTCGCCGTAATCTGCCATAATTTTATCCTCTGTAGCTGGAGGCATTTCTGCCTGTGGTAAGTTCTCGTAAATTGTGTTTCGGCTTCGTCCGAGCGTCTAGGTCCATGTACTGCGAAGCCGTTCGGAGCGGGGCGTTGAAGCCTAGCAGGTCGGCAGCTTGGGCTTTGGAATAGCCGGGCCTTGGGGCAGTCCCGTCGAGGGCTTGCCATGCCGGGCTGGAGAAAGGCTCGTATTTCGTTTCTATTTTTGGGCCGATAAAGTCTTCGGGCCTGACTCGCTTGAGCGGGTTTAAGACGTCGGACCTTACGGTCGGAGCCGTTTCGACCGGCGTAGCGGCTTTCGGGGCTTGATATTCGACCTCCGGCGCGGTGGGAGCCTCGAATTGCATTGGGGCTAAGATCGGCGCGGCAGGCTCGTAAAAATCGGGGACGTTTAGCTTTTCGCCTGTATCCACGTCCCAAGTCCCATACTCATCTGCGTAGTGCGTTCCCGTACCCCACGCGGCGTGAGCAGACACTGGTACTATGTTTTGAACCGGGTCGGTTAGCTCGCGGATTGCTTGATCATTTTGAAGCTTTTTCAAAGCTTCCTGCCCTCGAATTTCTTGGAGATCGCGAATACCCTGCTGGGCGGTCAAGACGGTCTTGTAGCTATCGGTGTTTTTATACTCCTCCCAAAGGTCTTTCGTTTCAGCTTGGAAAGGGATTTCCTCGTTATATTGTCGCTCGCCGTATCCGCCGGGTACTGTTCTCGTCCCTACCCATCCGCCGGGAGGCGTCGAGTACGGGTCGTTTTTGGCGTACTCCTCGAACATGTCGTTCAAGGCAAACTCGCGGGAGGACTTGGCGGCGGCTTTCGCCTTGTCGCCGAAGCTTCTCCAAATTTTAGCGGGAACGCTTAAAATCTCATCCGGAAACTCCGAAAGCCCTCCGGCAATAAGGCTGGCCGTCCCCGTTCCGGGAATTTTGCGGATGCCCGCCCCGAGACTTTCCAAGCCTTGATTAACGTATTCCATGCCGGGGACTTTGTTCACTAGTTCCGCCCCTTTGTTTAAAGCTGGGTTTATCGGGTCGTACTTCCTAAATAAACTTCCTAATCCGGAAGCCATGCTTACGTATGGATTTGTCTTTAGGGCGGTAACTGCGGCGCTTCCGCCAGTTCCCAATCTTCCTCCTAAAACTTCTCCAGCCGTGCCGGCGTATCCGACTCCCGTGGCTATGTCGCCGAGTTTAGCCATCGACTTGGCCGTGCTGCTTTTAAAACTGTTCCCTTCATCCAAAACGCCCTGCAAATCCGCCCGTTTGGCATTCGGGTTGGATAAAACTTTGTTTATCCCTTTCAAAACTTCTTTTTCTTTTAACGCTTTATATGTCTGCCCTAGCACGTTTACGGCTTGCAAGCCCGGCGAGCCGGCACTGCCAGTCTCCCCCGAGCTGCCCCGATTGCCTAGAGTGCCGCTTTCTCCTGCACCCGGACCGAATACGTCGGTCAGCTCGGCTGCGATTCGGCTATGATCTTGAGCGGTTGACATTTACTTGGCTTCTAGCTTTTCGACTTTGGCCGAGAGTTCTTGGACTGCTTTTATTAGAGCCGGCACAAAAGCCGTCATCGTTAGGCTTTGCATCCCGTTTTCTCCTTCGCTCCAGCCATCCCATTCGGTTATGCCTTGATCATCCAAAACTTTTTTTACCTCTTGAGCGATGAAGCCCGTGTAAACGTTCGGATCGTCCTTGGGCTTCGAGTCGGACGGTTTGTCCGAGCCATCCCGAAGAAAACGAGCTTCCTTTAACTTTTCCGGCCACTGGTAAGGATTGAGCTTTTTGAAGCTAACGGCCCGCAGAGCATTTAAAAAGGAAAGGCCGAGGCTGCTTGATTTGACGTTCTTTTTGACTCGTTCGTCCGAATCGACGGTCAAAGCGACTTGGCAATGTAAACTCGAAACGGACGCATTCCCGAGTCGAACTTGATTTGCGGCGGTTGGATTGACTGCATAGCCGAGGCAAGTCGTATTCGTATATGCCGCAGGTGCTCCGCTTGCCGTATTGGCTCCCGAACCTAATGCCGTGTTTTGTGCGGCAGTCACGTAATAGCCGGCGTTGTCGCCGACGAAAGTATTGTCGTCGCCCGTGGCGTTCGTCAGTCCCGCCTGATATCCGACGTAAGTGTTGTCGGTGGAAGTAGAAGTATATTTTCCAGCGGCGTATCCGATCCCGGTGTTGACGCCGGGAGTAGTTTGGGTCAAGAGGGCTAAGGCTCCGACCGCCGTGGACGAAGTCCCGCTGGTATTTGCCGCCAGAGCAGTGACTCCGACCGCCGTGTTTGAATTGCCATCGTCGTTTGTGTCGAGAGCCATATATCCGACCGCCGTGTTGCTCGTTCCGGAAGTATTTGCCGTCAACGCCGCCGAGCCAATGGCCGTTCCGAATGCCCCCGAAGTGTTGACGTTAAGCGCCCCGTGGCCGCAGGCCGTATTGCCGGCCCCGGTGTTCACGGCGTTCAGGGCTGCATATCCTATGGCCGTGGAAGTGTTGGCCGTGTCTTGCGCCCCCGCCTTCGATCCGACGTAGGTCGTCTCTTCGCCTGTCGCCGCAGCCCCGGCGGTGTAGCCCACCGCAGTGCAGTCGCTTTTCGTAGCTATTACCGCAGAAGCGGAAGCCCCGACTGCAACGTTGCGAGTGCCGGTAGTATTTCCGACTAAACTTTGATTGCCGACCGCCGTGTTTGCGCCCGCAGTGTTGACTTTGAGGCTGCGATAGCCCACGGCAGTGCTTGCGGCCCCCGTCTCATTGGTTGTAAGGGCTTCGTGGCCGACCGCCGTGTTTTGATTGGCAGTAGTGTTCGCGGCCAAGCTTTTACTGCCGACCGCCACGTTCGAGTCGCCGGAGGAATTGGCCGTTAAAGAATCGGAGCCGACCGCCGTGTTGTCGTCGCCAGTCGCCAGTTTCAGGGCATTCGACCCGACTGCCGTGTTGTCGTCGCCTGTGGCCAAGGTATAAAGAGCCGAATATCCGACCGCAACGTTGTCCGTTCCGGAGGTGAGGGCGGCTAAGGCTGATTGGCCTACGCCCGTTGCGGCGGAGGTTTGAGTGATCCCAGAGCCGCCGATTATGTTCGCTATCGTGGCTTTCCGAAGTAAATTAGTTCCGGAAACATCTTGGATAAGGACTAAGTCGTCCGAAGCTATCGAAGTTTCAGCGGTTTGGCTGCCAATAAATCCGCTGGACTCGTCGGGATTCAAAGTCGCCGTGTCGATGATATTATTCATATCAGTATGGTCGACCGACTGCCCGCTTGAAAAAGTTGTGCCTTTTAATAAAACTGCCATGTTATGCGTAGCTCCTTCTTTGTCTGGAGCCTGTGTGGCCCTCTATTGAAATGTCCCTAAGTTCCCATCGACCGGCGGCACTTGCCCCGTTATCGATAGTTAGCTGAATGCCATTGCCCCGTTGGCGGATGCCCAGTCGGCGAAAGTCCTCTTCGATGGCCGTAGTCGTAAACTCCCCCAGCTCGGTCGAAGCCGAGTCCGGCTCGCGTGTGTCTGCCAGCACTCGAAATTTCGTACTGCTGGCCGTCTTGGTCGTACTCCCGATAGTGGCGATTTTCCATCGCTTGACGCTCGATACGTCCCCTCCCCGGTAAAGCCTCGTAACGGCTTTTGCGTCCACCGCAACTTCTGACGGCTCAGTCCCGTTTCCGTACTGATCATTCCCGTCTGCCTCTTCCTCCAGCAGAAGGATTTTCCCCGACGAGCAGATTGCCGCGACTCGGAGCTGGTTGTTATAAATGATCCGGATTAAATTGTCGACGTAGACGCCGCTCGGAAGCGTATCGACGCTCTCCCAGCTATTGAGCACGATATTGTATATCAGTATTTTGTCGTTGCCCGAAGGAGAGCTACTAACGGCCAGAAAGTAACGATTCGACGCCACTACGGCGCAGGCCGTGGTCCGGGCGGTCGTAAAGTCGATTGCCTCGATCTCGTCCTCGATGTCAGCCGAAATCGGGTCGTCCGTAATTTGCAAATAAGCGACTGGCGTGCCTACCCGGCTGGAGCCTCTTACGGCGGCGTTTACCGAGTACACGCCGGAGTCGTTCAGGAAAAAGATTAGGCCGCCAACCTGACGAACAGTTTCGCGGGCTACGATGCCGAACTGATTCGAGATTTCCGAGGTCATGCTATTCGGCCCGACCAATTCCTTAATGCCAGTTCTGACGAAAAGGCTCCGCCGCTTCCCCACTAGCAGGGCATCGCCCTCGATGGAGGAAAGGCTGGTAATTACGTCGGAGTCTCCGGCGTTGAAAGTATTTTGGTCTTCGTAGCGAAATTTATTCGGATCGCCTGACATACTAAACCGGACCGTATCCCGCCCGGTCAAAACGCAAAGCCGATCAGAGGTATAGATAGCATAGCTGCTCGGCGGTATTGTCGAGTTCTCGCTGGAGGCGTATCCCCCGCCGGTGTAGGCGGAATTTCCGGTAGAGCCGTCTAGGCTGAAAGTGGTCGAGGAAAGGACGGTAATTACCCGAGTGCCGTTGGCGTTCGTGTTGCCCAGAACTTCGACCACTTTTACCGAATCGCCGGTCGTATAGCCGTGAGTGCCGGCAGTCGTTACGACTATCGGGGCGGCGTTCGTAGCATCCGTAATTTGGGAAGTCATTGGGCGCTCGAACTTCGACTCGCTTACGATGCCGGCGCTGCCCGAGAACGTTCCGTTCCCGGTAGAGCCGGTAAGGCTGAACTGCGTAGACGAAGTGACGATGATTTGCCAATCCCCGTTCGTGGCCGTGTTTCCCGCCACGCCGCTGATGTTCACTTTGTCGCCCGTGGCGAAATTATGGGCGGCGGTAGTAACTACTATGGGCGAGACATTCGTGGCTCCCGTTACTGTTAGCCCGCCCAAGTCCTCGCCGTCGAAGATCAACGGGTATTTGCCGAGGGTCGTAGGCAAGGTAAACGGCAATGCCGGCGAATCGGTACGCCAGAGAAATAAGTAGTGGAACGCCTGCATCAGCATACAGCCCGCCGCAGCCGTCTCTCCGCCTGCATATAAAATGGTTTTCTTCGTACCGTCTGCCGGGTTTACGAA